GAATGACAGCTTTCCGTGAATCTGTTGTGAGGATCTCCTGACCTTTCTCACAGTAGCTAGTCCACGTTCTAAAGCATTTCTTCTCGATACGAAATCTTCCATAGGAGGTTTCATACCATACATAGGATTCATAATCGCCACTCATCTGTTCATTCTAGTTTCTATGTTTTCTTTGATGCTACCCATATCAGAATAAGAAGCATTCATTCCTTGCATATCCCCAGTGTAAGAATCGGTGTGCATTACCTCATCATATCCAGATCTTTCTAAAATCTTTCCTTTGATCTCTAGTTGCTTTTTCTCCTTCTGAATCCTACGCAAGAACGCATAGTATATAATCTGAGTGAAGTAAGCAAAAGGGTTCTTAGATTTTTCTGGGTCGAAATTGTCAATGTACTGCAAGCAGTTTTCAATACCATCACAGATCATGTCCTCGCGGAACATGTAGTTGACAAAATTTGGTTTGTATGATAAATGTGTAGCAATCTTGAGAAAGCATTCCCCTAAGTAATTCGTGACACGAGGTCTTGGTTGATCCAATTCCTTTGCATCATGCACTTTGTTACGATACTCAACTATGGCAGCAAGAAATTCTTTATTGTTGACGTAGTATTCGGTTTGTTTTCTTTTTGCCATTACGGTGTATGCCACTAGGTTGCTGATATAATCATGTACCAAGTATACCACTTAGTCAGGGTTTTGTAAAGGGTTTTGTAAAAGGGGTTGACAAATCCTCAAAACCTGAGTAGGATAACTCTGTCAAGGGTTCAGGAGGGTTGTAGCTTTAACTTCTCTTAAAGATACCCTCTAGAGATTTTTTCATTTCTTTTACAGAACCTACGTACCCCGAAGCACGGGGCAGTTTTTTTCCTCTACCTGCTAGAGATTTACCACTATCTATTCTATTAAGGGTCTTTTGGTAGAACTCAACTATCTCTCCTTCAATCTCACTGATAGTAATAACTTTGTCTTTAGGTATAATAAATTCATCTTCCATTGTAGCATTCATCCATTCTTTCAAATGAAATCCTGATACTTCTAATGCACCCTGTCTTTTTCTAGCATTCTCTACAGAGAGAGGTCGATCCAACAATATCCTATCCTCTTCAGTAAGATAAGATATTTTAGAGATGATCTCTTCACCCGATACTAATTTTAAATTTGCATAGAATTCTTCTTCCATATTAGTTTGCCCTAAGGTTTACTCTAATAACCTCATACTTAAAATTCTCTTCATTATAAATGGTTACTCTTTCATTCAAATGTCTGAGTGTATAGTTCTGACCACCAATGTCATCAGCTATATCATATAAGGTTGCGATGTCTTTGCCTTCTCCTTTTCTTAGAACCCTTCCAATCGATTGAAGGTTCCTGATTCTTGATTTAGATGGAGATGCAAATACGATGTTGTGAAGACGTTTAATGTTAATTCCAGTTGAGAAGGTGCCGTAACTGGCAACGATGATAGCATTAGATTCTGTCTCTGTAATTTTGCGAACTTCTTCACGGTCTTCTACATCAGTTGAACCATGAACAAAAAATAGTTTTCGTTCAGGGTCTATGATGCTATTTATTAGTTCATAAAGTGGCTCTCCGTGCTTCTCTACATAGTTAAATAGAACTAGGGTATTGCCTTTAATATCTTGAACAAGATTTTTGATAAGGTTATTTCTTCCTTTATGTGATACAAGATACTCCATCTCATCATGATATGTGTCAAAATGCTGAGGAGCATGTTTACAAAGTAGAACTTTTATCCTAAACTTAGATAAGTAACCTTCTTTAATCAATGAATCAGTTTTTGTCACTTGCTCACAATCACCAAATAATCCTTCTAATACCCATTTATGAGTTTTGCTACCGTCTAGGGTACCAGTAAAACCAAATCTATACTTAGCATTATGCAACTTAGTCATGATGCCAGTAAGTGATTTACTCTTGAATAGATGTGCTTCATCACCAATGACACAATCTATGTCATCAAAGTATCTCTTGGGGAATTTGTAAATCGATTGCCAAGTTGATATAATAATATTTTTATCAGTAATCTTATCCTTACCACCGTAGATCTTATGAATAAAAGAATCAGCATCCCACCCGTAGTCAGCGAAATCGCTAACCATTTGCTCAACAAGGGAAGTAGTTGGGACGACTATAAGTATCTTCTTTGCGGTGGCAGCATAGTATCTGACTATGGAGTAGATCATAAGAGATTTCCCAGACCCCGTAGGAGAAAGAAGTAACTTACGGTTATTCTTTATCGCTTCATAAACTGCATTATATTGATATGTACGTGGAGTGATACCATCTTTAGTAATCTTATCCATGAAGTGTTTAACACCTGCAGGAGAGACAAACCTATTATCATCTGTAATATCCCCATACCAATCATTCTTTTCGTACTCAATATTATATTGCCTTTCGTTGGCCCACAATTCTAAGTGTTTCATTAGACCATGATAAAGTTCGCCTGTACCTGGTGAGTACAGACGAATAGTTCCATCCCAATATTTGTATCTAGGATTCTTCTTTAAGTATTTTGCTTCAGGGACTTCAAACGAAAAGTAATCTGACAGTTCATGATGTACATGTTCTTGAGCAGATTGTATAGTAATGTAGACTTCGTTTTTCTTTTTAATATTAATGGTGGTTGTCATTGTCCATTTACGAATTTCTCCCACTCAATAGCACTCTTGATCTGAAACCCTCTGTTGGAAATTTGTCTCATGACTTGATCCAACCAATAAAGCATTTGATCTAGGTATTTAATTTTTGCTTCTAGGTTGATAACATCATCATCAGACTCTACATAAACTTTTAATTTATCTTGAGTCTTAATTGAGGTTCCGAATGGTTTAGCGGCGTATGTCTTAGCGTCTGCCTCGCCAGAGTAATACTCACGCTTCTCTCTAACCACTTTACGGATCTGAAACTCCAGAGAGGTTTTAATCTGTTGAATGTCAGTGTAATGGTTTAAGTATTTATTGTGCTGGAAAGGGATGTCTAAAGCGAGTTGTCCCAGATCTGCACTGTATTGTTTGTTTTTAAATTGAAAGTCAACTGCAGAATCATCCGCCCATTGCTCTCTTAAATTTTCAAATTTATTATAAAGGGTATCAAAATTCATAATGATTTCATATTTTTATCACGAATGTAAAATTCTTGGTGCTTAAAGGCAACCTCTGCAGTAATGTATTCTGTATCTGTCATTGTAGCATCAAATTGCAAATTAGATAACCCAACAGGAAATAGGTTTTTAAAATCAACAACGAATGCTGGATTGTATTGTGATGTAACTATAAGAAGTTGACCTTGTGTATAGATGTCAGATTCTAATACTTCTCTCTGCATCTGGTCTGCATTACCAACGTCACGCATCCAAGAGTGAATGCTGTAGTAATTTTTTAAATCTTCATCAACAATAAAACGTACAGAAAAATCACCAAACGTTACTCCACCACCAGGATAGATAGGCAAGTTCCTAAATGGACTTGCTACTTCCGTAGTAGGCATTGTAATGTCAGGTACATTTGCTGTTTGACAAAAGAAGTCCACTCCCTCAAACTTTTCCAGTTTAAGAAGGAAACCAATTGGATTTAAGAAATTTCTATTAGAAGGTTGTTCCTTATACCACTTAGCGGACATGTCAATTTATAAGCTACTTACTATTTATTAACCCACAATACGACGAAACCCCACGCTTGGTGGGGTTCAATAAACGCTTTATTAAATGTCTGCGTCTTTCTCTTGCAGCACGTAGTGCTTGAGGTTTAAGTTTTCGTTTGGCATCCTTCTTAGAGTGATGCTGCCAGTTTGGTGTGTTCATCATCCTCCTCCAAAATCGTATTGGTTATTAGTTATAAAATCAAGGTAAGCATACCAGTCCTTTTGCTCGCATCCATTATTTAGAGCATCATACATTAGATCAACAGTATTGTGATGAGGAAATATAGGATGTTTACAAGTATACTCTGGGACAATAAATGTCATGATACCTTACCACCTGTGCAATTCCATGGTGAATCAGGATCTATTGTTTCCATCCAATTAAACCCTGATCCTGGTGGATAGATATACTTACCATTCTCATCAAAGTTTGGTCCTGTTTTCTTTGATGGATACTTAGGATAGGGTCTTAACCCTGCTCTCATCTCTTGTCCCTTTCTTCTTCTCATCTGATTACCTGTCTCATGGTCTTCAGGCATAGTTGGCCATGATGTGCCAAGTATATCCTTAAGCATTTGTCTTGTGTAACCGTTAGGATGCTTGTCGCTCATTTAACACCTCGTTGATAAGGTCTTTTAATTCTTGTCTTAATTTAGGTTCAATCAATGGTAATGGTTTAACATTAAATGGTGGATAGATTGGATTACCTTCCGCATCTTTAGGAAATACATTGTCCTTACTACCCTTAGTAGTAGGACCACTCATTCCTTGTGTATCTATTTTAGTCATAATGATCTCCTAGTCCTTCTACGGGTTTAAGTTCCCAGTCTTTACCATAATATTTTTCTAGTATATTATGATGTGCTGCATCTTTGTTTATCACTATCTTCTTGGGTGGTGGAGGTGGGAACATCTCCATCTGTATCTCAGGTATAGAATAGGTGTCACCATCCTTTCTGTGGTGTTGCCAGTAAAACGTACCGTTTGGTTTTTTATATAAGTGGTCTGCTTCATGTGGACTCAGTAGTACCATCCTAACTATCTTATCACCTTTCTCAATCATATGATTTCTTTACCTCCATATTTAATGTAAAGTCTTTTCACCTGTTCTTTTTCAACACTACATAAATTTATACTGTTGTGTAAACATATACGGATGCATTCTCTATCACTTACTGGTGCTCTTTGTCTCCATCCATCTTTATCAATGATAGTTTTAGCACCAGCAAATCCAAACCCATCATCATCACTACCCGCTTCTACCTTAGATAAGTCAGCACGAGGTGTTGATGGATTATTATAACTATGTTTTATTCCCATTTGTCATCCTCCTCATCATCCCAAACTTCATAAGGACCATGTTGCATCCTTTTAAGTTTTTCAGTTTCATTGCGAAACGAATTCGTTTCAGTTAACCACATAGCAAGCTTCATAATAATAAACACCACTAAGAGTGGTGTTAAGCATAGTAATAGTATAAGTGTATAATTTTCATTGACAGTATTCATCTAATACATCAAGAGATTTATTTAAATATTTATTAGCTCCCTCGCATTCCCATTCACCCATCTCACCTATTTCACACTTGTAATGTAATTCTCTTTTGAGTTGCATAAGTTTGCTAGTCATAGCAACCTTATCTAGTCTACCGTTCATATGCAGTACCATTAGGTACATTTATTTAAGCATAAAAAAGGCACCCTGTGGGGTGCCTGTGTGAATATCGTAACTTGGGTTACATAAGGTTCTTAACAAGAACACGTCTGTAGTATTGGTTACGTGATGCGGTAAGTGTCTCTTGATCAGGGTTACCAGAACCATCAACAACGAATGGGTTTGCGACCATGCCGTAGCGAGTCTTAAATCCAATCTTAGGTTGGAAGGTGCTAGGATCAATAGATCTGAGCATCTGTAGGGGAACGTATGGGCAGTAGAACAGTCCAGCGTCATAAGGAGATGAACCCTTATATCCAGCAACATAGAAGTGGCTGTTTGAAACGTTAGCAGAATAAGGATCAACGTAGACCTTGATTCTTCCGTTCATTGTACCTACAAGTAGGTTTCCAGTGTCATCTACTTCACCGATGGAAGGTCCACCAGCTCCAGTTAGACCTGAAGAGTAGTCAAGAACACCAGACATAGCGAGTGCAGAAGCAACATCAGCAGATGTAAGGATAAAGTTACCCTTTCCTCTACGAGTTTGCTGCGCGATAGCGTTAGCATCTCTTTCAATCTGGAACATAAGTCCCTTGAATTTCTCAACTGACCATCTACCGTTGGAGTCAACGTCTAAGTCGAATATTCCAGCGTTAGCAGTGTTGTTTTGTGCACCAGGTTTTGCAACTGTGTATACAGTTCTAACAACTTCACGGTTGATCTCAGCAAGGATCTCACTAGACAATAAGTTAGCGAGTTCTTGCTCAGCATCTAGACCATGAATTGCTTTCAAGTCCTGTGCAAGTTCTAATGTGTATTCAGCTTTGAGGGCTCTAGTACGTGCTTGTACTGAAGTCTTCTCTATGCTGAAGCTCATTTCGTTGAACAGAGTAGCACCTGAACCTAAAGTTTCAGCACTCTGTCTTTCGATACCCTTTTCACCACGCTCGTAAGCACCAGAGTCATTAAGAAGACCTGGGTTAGCGTCTGTAGTTCCACCGTCTCCACGAGGGTTAGTGTCAGAACCACCAGAAGCGTTAGTCTGGTTGTAAACACCTGGACCTGCAGATGAAGCAGAGAAGTTTGAATCGGGTTCGTTGTATAGGGCTTCTGGACCACCACGGAGAGCTGAACCGTTCTCTTGGTAGTGTGACTTCATCGCGAAGATAAGTCCAGTAGGTCCGCTCATTGGTTGAACGCCACAGATGTCGTATGCTACCAAGTTTGGCATAGCACGACGGATGAGGCTGATCATAACAGGGTCGAAACCTGCTAGTCCACCAGTAGCGGGGGTATTTGCTAGACTATCGCCTGATAGACCAGCTGGTGCGATAGATCCAACTGTGTTGGATGCTTCGTTAATTATTCCACGCTCTTCACGTAGAGTCTTTTCTGTGTTTTCTAACAGTACAGCAGTAACAGCCTTTCTATAGTTGTCTTTGATGGTGCCAGCACCTTCGTGACCTAGAACAGGTGACCACTTTTCTGTTAGAGCTTTTGAGTTAAACATTTGCTCGTATGAGAAAAATAGATTTATTTTATTATCAAGAATTCCAGCGGTTCATTGCATTAAGGTACTGTGCCATTACTGGTGTTACCTCCGCAGATGCTCCTTCTACTGGTGTTTCATCAGCAATCTCTGCAGGTGCAGTAGATGCCTCTTTAAAGTAAGACTCCTTAATGGTCTTAACCTTCTTGGAGAATGACTCTTCTGAGACAAACTCTAGACCCTCAGCAAGAGCTGCGAGTTTTTCTTTTTGAGTATCTGCCAGTCCTTCTGACACAGTGGCCAGAATATTGAGTTTTGCAGACTCATTAAGACGATTTTGTAATTTCACATTAGACTTGACCTGTTCGTCAAGGCGTGTTTCCATCTCACGAATAGATTCAGCCATACCTTCTACCACATCGACTTTCTCGTCTGGGATAGAAATGTAGTGCTCTTCAAAGAGACCCTTCAAACCTGCTATGAAGTCTGAAGTGATCTCATTTCTTATTCCACGGTCAACAGCAACTTGGTTTTGCTCCATCCATTGACCGACGGCGTAGTCTACTGTACCATTAACTTCTTCAGAGAGTTGTTTCTTAGATTCCTCTAACTTCTCTGCGTGTGCTTTAGTAAAGTGTTCTACAAGCTTGTTGTACTCTTCCTGAAGTTTTGCTTTAACAGCAGATTCAAAGATAGTCTTTGCTTTCTCTGCAAATTCTTCGGAAAGTTCTGTACCTTCTAATAGGGCAGCAACGTCTTTAGACATATCAATTTCAAAGCCTGCTTTGATTGGATATGTTACATTACCACCAAGTCCAGTGCCATATGCTACTTCAGCACCAACACTAGGTTGTGGATCCTTACCAGGCTTACCAGCGGTTGAGGTCACACTGCCATCTTGCGATACAGGTGCAGCTGCTTTTGCTCCAGGATTCTCTTCACCATCTTCATCATGCTCATTTGGAGTGGTAGAACTACCACCTAAATCTGCTGGTGCAGATTGTCCAGGTGCAACTGATGGAGAAACGGTAGGTGCAGGATCCTTGCCGCCAGAACCAGTCTGGACGTCAGAGACCTGAGTGGGTTCACTACCAGTGCCAGGTATAACGTTTGCAGTAACGGTAGGCATAGGATCGCCTGCGTTCTCTACAATCACCTTGTTCTTGGTAACGAACTCCTCAAATTTTTCGTTAATCTTATCTGACATTTGAGTAAACCTCGTAATTTTCCGTAAATAGTATTATTTCTATGAGTATTTATAGATTCAAAGATTTGAGAGGAAATGCTCAAACACTTTGAGAGTCTTCTCTTCCATGACACTGCGCGATGCATTGTTCATGTAACGTTGGTATTTAGCAACTTCAGTCTCTTTCAGAATTCCGTTGTCCCATACCCACTCCTTTCCTTCCATGATTCCATTTACAAATGCATCAGGTGCGGAAGGATCTGCTACTATATCAGCAGCAGTTGTAAGCATGAAATCGTCATTGACTACAGAGCAGTCTTCACGCTTTTCAATGCTTCCCATACCTCTGGATGATACTCCTAATTGAACACCTTCACCTAAAAGTGATGATGCAATTTTACCCATGGGTGTGTCAAGGATCTGTGCCTTGCCCATAAAGTTGTTGCCTTCGGCGCGGAGTTCAGTGATACGATGTGACACTCTATCAAGATTGATAGTAGGACCATCGGGATGACCAAGTTCACCTAAGGCACGTTTCGATTTTACATACTCTTCATTGTATCTCTCAACCTCTCGGTTAAGAACATTGAATGGGTACATACGACCGTTGCGATTCTTTAATTCGGATTGAAGAAAAACACCTTCAATATAAAGGATTTTCTTTCCGTCTCTTTCCTCTGTAAGGAGTTTAACGTCTTCAATCTGTTCCGTTATCAGTTTCATCTTTGGGTGCTTCCGTCTCGGTAGGTTCATCAAAGTATGTATTCGCTACAACCTTCTTGTAATCTGCCATAGCATCAGATGCCTTAGCAAATAACATATCTTTGATTGCATCAATTGCAGACGATCTATCATTATTGCCGATTTGATCAACAATACTTACTTCGTTTGCAACTTGATTTTCAGTTTTATCTGACATAATATTTGAATCAATATAAGTTATTTAGTATTTGCGGTAGGTTTAGGCATTGCTCTTGCCTTCTTGATCTCTCTTTCCATCGATTGATCTTGTGCTACTGAATCTCTTTCTGCAGCATCTTGTGCTTGTGCATCCTGAATTTCAGGAGCAAGAGCTTGGTTTGCTGCAGTCATTTGATCCATAGCATTCATATCCGCAGGATCAATTGCAAGACCAGATTCGATTTCCTTCCTCATCTGCTTATCAATTTCCTTATAGTCCGTGTCTGTCTGATTAAGAACATGACGACGGATATGTTCTACAGAGAAATACTTACCTACAAATGGATCCATCTGAGTGACAGTCATCATTCTCTGATTCATCATTTCAATTTCTTTAAGTTCATTGAAATGATTATCAAAAAGATAGTCATACTGGATATGCTCTTTCATATCATCCCAGTCTTCAGGAGAAATTACTCCCTTAAGAATGAGTTGAGTCTTGAGAATATCGTGGAATAACTCGCTAAATCTTTTACGTAGTCTTCCGATGAACTTGGTAAACTTAAGTTCGTCACGGAGGACTTCAGTGGTTTTACCGAGGTTGAATCCTTTGTTATCGTCTGTGAGACGAGAGGGAGGAAGATTGAGGCTGTTATAAAGCTTCTTCTTAAAATACTCAACATCTTTGAGTTCGCCTAGGTTCTGTCCCCCAGGTAGAGTTGTGATCTCAGTTCCACGACCACCCTCTCTACGAGGTAACCAAAAATCCTCTAGCATACTCATGTGCTTTTTGTCGTCACGCATCTCACCAGTGTTTGCATCATACACTAGCTTGTTGCGATAGCGACTCATAACATCACGAAGATATTGTTCCGCTTTAACCTTAGGTAGATTACCTACATCAATGTAGAAAATTCTACGCTCAGGAGCACGGGACAGTCTGTATATAACAAGACTATCTTCAATCATTCTAAGTTGATTGAGAGACTTGATTGCCTTATGAAGGTAACCAAGAGTCATTCTTTTGTTTAAATCTTGTAGTCCAGAATTAACAAAGGTGACAGAATCTACTGCCATCTTTACACCTTGTGACAATGACATGTCACCAATTGGTCCTAAGACACCACCTTTATAGAATCCTTTTGGATTAAAAAGATAGTAGTCAACAAACGTACCATATTCATACTCAAGTGCTGTGCCTTTAATTGCTGCACGTGCTAGAGCATCTTTTGGAGCATTATCGATTTTTTGACGAACCTTCTTGATCTTCATTGGATCAATGTACCGAAGTTCCGTAATACCTTTCTTTGGGTTTTCTAGGTCAATGACCTTATGATAAAATAACCTTCCTTCAATGTACCAAGTTCTAACAATCTCATGTGCGCGATTGTCGAAATTTAAAAGACGTTTGAGATAATCAAACTCTTTACGGACTTTGGTTTTTACACCATTACCCACTTCAAGATTATCCAGATTAATTTCTACTGGGGAATCATATGCGTCACTAACGATAAACTCGTTAACAACTTCATCTACGGCACTATCCACCTCAGGGTGAATTGCCATATCGCGATAGCGACGGATCATCTCAAACTCGTTACGAGCAGAGTTGTCCGTATCTACATAGGTTCCATAATAACCACCAGCAGCAACTGCTACTGGATCATCAGCAGCAGGAGGGACAGGAGATTGCCCCCTGCCCTTATCCTTCCTATTAATCTGGAAGCCAAATAATTGACTCATGATTTAAAACTATAGTTGATCGTTCAACTATTTATCAACCCACTTCTTTGTTGTTTCCGACTCTACCTGATACTGAAGAACCAGCAGCTGATGTGGATAAACCATTACCAGCTCTGAAGTATGAATACTGCCACTCAACTGTGAACTCTTCAACCTGATCATTACTATCATAAGCAAGATCGATTTGAGAGACGTTAGTTGGGAATGAATGAACTAATTCATATGTTCTGAGAGCAACACCACTTGCACTAGCATCTTTCTCTAGTTGAGTAACATAGAGTGATGCCATGTAACCATCGGTACCTTGAGTAGAAGGTTTGAATAGTGGTGAAGTGTTACCTTCATGAGTGTTGATCTGGTTTGCCCAGAACTCAAAGAAGGAACGTAGTTTGAAGTCCTTATCATTGAAGAATGTTGCAGACCAAGTATCGAAGGTTCTGTCACCAGCGATCTTAACTGTTCTTCCTCTAAAAGGAACTTCAATAATACCTAGGTTGGAACCAGGTAGTGCTGCAGACTTACACATGAGAGTTGATAGTTCAACCTCACTTAAACTTACAGCATCTGCGGCGAGTTCTTTTAGTGCGGATGGGAAGTTAATATCCACACTGAACATATTGGGCTTTACGCCTTGCCCAATATTTTGTAGAAATGTACTTACGTTTGACGTTGCCATTGTTGTTTACCTCGTTTTAATTAGTATCGAATCATCATCTACCGACGACTTCCTCAAAGGAAATGCCAGTTCTTGTAGCAGTTACTGTAACTGTTACGAAGTTAATAGAACGGGTAGGCTTGAGGTATAGTTCAGCAACAAACTCATTCCTGTCGATAACTTCAGGAGTATTGTTTGAATCATCACAAACTACTAAGAAGTCTGTAACCCCTCTACGTGCCTGTACCTCTGCAAGATAAGAAGAGATAGAAGCATTGAATCCTGCACGAGTAACAGTATCATTTTGTTCAAAGATAACTGCTTCAGCAAGAGCCTTTGCTCTCTTCTCAACGTTAAGGAATAAACGACGAACGTTAATTCTATCAAACGCAGAAGGTGATGCAAGACCTGTCTTATCTCCAAAGAGAACAGGACCAGCGCCTGGGAAGGAAACAATAGGGTTAACTCTGTTAGTGTAAAGATCGTCTCTCTGTGCCTTGTTAGGATTGAAAGCGAGTTTTACTACATTCTGTAGACCACCACGATTGGTGCCTGCAGGTGAGAACCAGTCATCTAGTATTGCAGAAGTTGATACACATAGACCAGCAACATCTCCGTTGCAACCAACGTAACGATACTTGTCGTTAAATCTGTCATAAGTGTACTTAACACCACTGTCTAGAACAACATAAGAACTAGAAGCAATGTTATCAAAGAACTCAAGAGTCTTAGTAAGTTGCTGAGAACCACTTAGTGCAGCACCACCAGATGTTGCAACCTGAGTTCCAGTCCAAGGTGAAACAAATGCAACACAATCCTTTCTTGTATTAGCAACAGCAGCAACTGCTTGTGCCTTAGCGATTGTGTCAGTTTCATTAGCACCGTCACCACCCATTACAACAAAGTCGATACTTGTTTCTTCAGTGTCTAAGAACTCATCATATGCTGACTGAATTTCTCCAGCAGTATATGCATAGTCATCAACACCACCAGATAGAGCACCACCAGCAGTAGAAAGAATCCTTGATAGGATTAGTGGACTAGCAGCAGTAGCACCATAAGATGCAGCAGTAGCGCCAGGATCTTCTCCAGCGGTAGTAACATCAGCTGCTTGTAAAGGAACACCAGCATAGATGTAGTTTGAATACTCATTAATATAATCTTGCCAATAAGTAGAACCACCTTCAGGTGATTTACCATCACTTAGTTTTGAAAGGTAAGTTAGTCTCTCAACAATATTGTTGGTTGATTCATCAACAACAACGACATGTACTTCGTCGTTTGATAGATAACGCTCAGAAGCATATGATGAAGTTCCAGGACGTGGAGCAATTGCTTTGTAAGTTAAACCAGTTGAACCAATTGTTTCTGCATTCCAGTTTGAAGCAGTATATGCTACAGCAGTATCACCACTAGCAGGAGTAGGAGCAGCACTACCTTGAATAATTGTAAAGGTGTTAGCATCTACAGCTTTGTATACTTCATGAGCAACAGAGTTGTCATCAGTATACGTACCACCAGCAACTAAAGCGTGACCAGTTTTGGTAACAGTGTAATCTGGTCCTTTGTCAACGATAACAACGCGAAGGTTGTTTCCGTCACTACCAGCAGAACGTGCTATAAATTTTTCGCTTGATACACCTGCATCAAATGCGTCTTTGTCTGCAACTAAAACTGGGTTTGCAGTTGCTGCGTTAACGACTCCAGTAGCAGCACGAACAACTGCTAGTTGTCCACCGTAACGAAGAAACTCAGATGCTACTAACCAATCGCCAGCGTTAGCCTCAGATGGTGCGCCGAATGTATCGATCAGTTCCCTTTCGGAACCTATGTTTACTATTTTGCCTACTGGTCCTTTGCGGAAAGAAGAAGCGAAAGCAGCACGAATTGCTAGTGCTCCTACAACTACCGCATTGGATAAATCACTTTCTCTAATAACAACACCAGGCGAGACTTGACTTGCCATGTTTTTACCTCTAGATATCATTTTTATCTAAAAGTATTTAGATTTTTCAATGTTTCAAAGGTGGTGAACTATGCATGAACTACCAATCAGGATAACCCCAATCAGCAAATGGATCTCTCTTTTTCCTAGATGCCATAACCCTTTTGACTGTACAGTCCTTACATTCATATGCATATGCAGATGGGTGACCTTTCTTAGTCTTCCTAGTCAGATAGAATTCTGAAATTAAATCTTTACTTTCCCCACAAGTTCTACATCTCCTTTCTTTAAAGAGAAGGTGCTCTAGGGAAAACTGCTCCCCAATATCCATCAGTAGTTCCACATATATCCAACTTCTTCTTGCTTGTCTCCGTAGGCCCACATATCGCCGTCTGCATCAATGAAGGTATCGTCACCCATACCGTCATCAATAAAACCAAAAGGAGCCATATCCTGTTCAATTTGATTTCTTTGTTCGTCATAGATTCTCCTCCTAATATCTTGGTCGGTCATTTCTTTAAAGTATTCCTGCATGACTAACCATGCAAACAATACCATACACATTACTAAGTCATCATGGTATCCTTCATCTGCTTCCCATGCTTGTTTCTTCTGAACAAACGTAGTAAGTTCTTGGAAAATATTAAAGTCATTGAATAATAATTTATCTTCTTCAATGATTGCTTTAAGATTAGAGCATCCAATCT